GCACAAGAAACAATCACTACAGTCGACGCAACAACAACGCAGGCTTTAGGACTCGCGCAATGGTTAGCGTTCAGCCAGTCTGACCCTGAATCAGAATCGTGGTCAATCGGTTTCATAGATCTAATACAAAACCAAACAGCATTGAACGCATTTTTAGATGCTTTTATCGGTGGCGTTAATCAAAATCTAATTTGGGATTTGGTTTACCGTGTGCCTGGTGCAGGTTCAGACACAACCGAATCGGTTGCGATTGAAGGTATTGCTGTTAACGCAACCCCTGAGCAAACTACTTTTGAAGTATTTTTCAGCCCGACAACTTACTACCAATTTTTTACGCTTGACTCAACTACTTTAGGTATTTTGGACACCAGCCGTTTGGGTTGGTAAAGGAGAAACATGGCTACTCAATGGACAGCAGGGACAACTAGCGGGCAGGTGTTGACGGCGGCGACGCTTAACACCATCGGGGCCGCTTCAGAGACTTTTACGCCAACAATCGTTGGCGGCGGCGGCGGTTCAGTCACTATTGGAAATGGCACACTCACAGGAACCTACACTCGACTACAAAAATTAGTGATTGCTACTTACACCTTGGCATGGGGAAGTACGACAACTACAACAGCCGTAGGACTTTGGTTGTTTTCTGTGCCAATTGGAAACGCTTTACGAGGTAACGCCGTTGGTCGTATTCTTGACGCTGGCGCAACTTATTACCGTGTTACAGGTTTGGCTTCAAGCAATAAAATGATTTTGCAAGCAACCGATACAGGAAGCGAAGTTCAAAACAACACACCAATGACTTGGGCTACAAACGACACTTTGTCCGTAACATTTATCTACGAAACGAGTGCATGATGAAAATCCATTTACCAAACCCAGACAATGCAAAATTGACTGATGAACAATGGTTAGACGGTTGCCGATTTCACCGTAACCGCTTACTCAAAGAATCCGATTGGGCTATGGCGCCCGACGCCCCAACAGACAAAACAGCATGGGCAACCTACCGCCAAGCCCTACGAGACTTCCCAGCCACATGGACACCAGGCGCTGAAGCAGACTTCCCAGATACACCATGACGTTCAACCCATCAAAAGCCCTCATCGCCCTAGTAGGTCTTATTTGCATGACCGTACTCATCGGCGTCAAAGCAATAGACCAATCACAAGGCTTACCAATTATCACAATGATTGTGGGCTACTCCATCGGCAACGGCATGGCCGCACTCACTAACAAGCCAGTCGAGCCGATCGTGCGCAAGAAAGACTCCCAGTGAAATTTCCTGTACTGCCAATCATCATGCCGACAGACCTCAAAGGTCAAACAAACGGCAAAGTAAACAAAGCAGTACTACGCACAATCCAATCCCCAGCCGGGCTACTAGAACAACACGCAGCAACCGCATGGAACTGCCTACAACTAGACGCCTACTTCAATGGTTTGACCTGCAACCAAGTCGGTGCATACCGAACATATGCGCAACAGCTCGCAATGTTTAACGAGCGTTACTCGACTATTAACGGTGGCCGTGTACCGCAAGTGATCCGCATATGGCAAGGCAAAAAATACTATTTGAAGCCAGGCAAAAGTCCGAGTGCGACACCAGGCAACAGTGACCACGGTTGGGGACTCGCAATAGACGTCGCTAACTGTGGCCTCAATTCACCAATCTGCAAATGGCTACTAGGTGACGGTTTCGCTACCTGCAAAGCACTCGAATACGGATTCACTTGGGCTGTCTCAGACCCGACCAACCCCAACTTTGAGGCATGGCATTTACAGTATGTAACTGGTGACTCATGGCCGCCTTCAGTACAGCGTGCCATTAAAGTTTTCCCCAACCTAGTAGCCTGAGTGACTTGACACCTGCCGACTAAAGTCGGTAGACAGTGCCCGACTTCAAAACCCGACTATGGAGGAATCATGAACTTAAGACGTTTTCTAGGGCTAAGCCTTTTTACTTATCTGATGTGCGCTGCTTTTGCGGTAACAGGTCAAGGGACAACCGAACCAGTGTTGCAACCCGAAACACCGTCCACAATCGGTTTAGGGGATTTGACGCCCCAACAGCAGGCAGAACGGATAGAGGCGCTCACAGAGCCTTCTACGACCGTCTCACAGCCAACCACAACCCTTGCGCCCTTCAACCCTGAGACCAAATGTCAAGAATGGTTCCAGACTGCTATTTCGGTTGGCTGGCCCAACAACACTGAGACACTCGAGAAACTTGGTCGCCTGCTGTGGAAAGAAACTAGGTGTCTCAATGTGGATTACAAACACCCAGACTTCAACGGCCAAGATCACGGGATCGCACAAATTAACGAGATCCATCGTTCTTATGTTGAACAAGTTTTCAATATGCCGATGGAAGAATCCATGTCAGACCCCACACTTAACCTCAGGTTTGCCTACCTGCTTTATTCCGAATTAGCAGACAAAGGCAAGTGCGGTTGGCAACCGTGGAAACTGTGTTAAACATCCACCGACCCGACTGGCAACGCCAAGCTGCATGCCACGACCTACCACTAGAACTGTTCTTCCCATCCAGTGGTGTCGAATCATTCCGCAACATGAACGTGATCAAACCGTTCTGCGACAAATGCCCAGTGCAACCACAATGCCTCGAATATGCTTTGCGTGAACCTGACCAAAAAGGTATTTGGGCTGGCACCACCGAAAACGACCGGCGCAAAATACGCTATGGTCCTACACCCGTAAGATAATCTGAAACCAACCCGAACTGGAGACCCGACATGACCGACAACATAGAAGAAATGACCTTCATGATTAAGAAAGCGGAAGTTGCTATGAAAGCAGCCGCTTGGCAGTTAGAACGCCAAACCGAAGATATCTCAATGCTCAGAAAAGCCTTGTTTGAACTGGCTTATGTTGCCGAAGAGAACGGTATTTACCTGTCAAATCTAACCAAATCAACACAAGACGCAATTGTTGCTATGCGCCTAGGAGGTTTCAAATGAACGTGATTTTGTGTGAAGAATGCCAAATGGAACTGCACCACCATGACATGCGCTTGCAACCAATCCTCAAAGGCATCTGTTTGGAATGTGGCCACAAAGGAAACTGGGAAGGTTTAACCCAAGCCGAGCGTGCCAGGTGCAATGACCTGTTGAACTATTTACGCATGACGCCTGAGCAACGGCGAGCATTTGACAGAAACTTGGGCAGCTGATGGACCTCACAAACTATGTCGACGTACCAACACGCTTTGCAGCTGCACTAGAACGCTGGCCTGAACTACGCATAATTGAGAACCGACCCGAAGTCATCACCATTGCAGACAAGACGTTTATAAGCGTCACCATGCAAGCCTGGCGAACACCTGATGACCCTGTACCGGCACAAGCAACATGCTTTGAACCGTTCCCAGGCAAAACCAGTTTCACCCGTGACTCAGAACAGATGAACGCAAGCACCAGCGCTTTAGGCCGTGTCCTAGGTTTAATGATGAGTTTCGGCTCAAAGATGGCTAGCGCCGAAGAAGTACGAAACCGTCAAGAAACCAGCACCCCAGACACCCTATTAAAACAGCCAGTTGACTTGCACCACATTGGCCGTAAAGCCCCTGCAAATGACCGTACACAGGCGCTCGGTTCATCGGGTGAACCGCCGACCGCCAAACAGTTGGGGATGCTTCGAGCCAAAAACTGGGAAGGTGCAGTCCCTGCGACTAAACGTGAAGCGTCCGCACTTATTGATCGGCTAATGCACGGTGGCTGAAATATTAGAAGCCGACTTTCAAAAGGCTGTAATTACATTGGCTAAATTGCATGGTTGGCGAGTCATGCACACACACCCAGCCCTAGTCCGACCGGGCAAATGGATTACACCCAACACAGGCAACCAAGGTTTCCCCGATCTAGTAATGACCCACCCTTTTCGAGGCACCATCTTTGTGGAATTGAAAGGTCCCAAAGGTGGTGTCAGTAATTTGCAGTGGGACTGGATTAACGCGCTTGAGGACTCAGGCGAAGAAGTCCACGTTTGGCGGCCCAAAGACCTAGAGAAAATTAGCGACCGACTAGCAAGGAAACCTAACGATGACTGAATTCATGCAACCAATCAACCCGATGCGCGTTTGCCACGGCGACGCTGACTGGTCGTTTACGACCCCAGTGTTTGCTATCGCTATATCAAAAGGCGATGAAATTGAATACATAACCATTAACGGTAGTGTCTTCACTCCACATCAAGTCAAGTTTGCTGAAATGAACATCAACGGTCAGTGGGTTCGACTTGAATCTCGTCATCACCAATACGCAAAACCCGAGTCGCCTTCAACCGATTTATCTGCTTAATCATTCCCACAGGGATAGCAAGAATGTGATCAAAGTGATCTTGGTCAAGAATCATTGATTGAGCAATAACAATATGCTCATGTTTGGCATTGGGTATCAACCAGCCGACAGACGAAACAATGCAAGGCGCTGCATCAATC